CATCCTGAAGAAATAAATCAAGTAATATATTTGATAAAAGAAATAAATAATGAGTTAAAACAATTGATTGAGAGTAAGTTTCATATTGATTTAAATGTACCGTTACTATTAGAAGCAAAAATAGGTGACAATTGGCTTGACACAAAAGATGTGGCATGATATAACTATAAAACTTTAAAGAAAGAGAGGTATCACATATGAGTGATTTAATAACTATTGATACAAATAACTATGCTGCAATGGCAAAAGCTATGGGTATCGCAGGAGATAGTTCTTCTGAGCCGAAGAAGAGCAATACTTTACCTAGATTGAGGATTAATCATGCTCCAATTATGGGTGAAACAGATGTGAACGGTAAGACAGTTAAGGTTGAGGTAGTCAATGGTGGTACATATCGCTTAGACAAACCTGAAGTTAATACTTATTACGGTTCATCGGCAACTATCAGACCCTTTATGCAGAGGTTTATGTATAAAAGATTTGTTAAGAACAGCAATGCCAAAGCAGGTGAGCCAATGGGTACTTACCATAAAACTGTTATGGCTGATAGTTTAAATATAGATTTAAAAGACAATCAAGGTACATTTAACTGTGGTAAAGCCGCAGGTTATGTAAAGGATTTTAAATCATTACCAGTAGCTCAACAAGAGTTATTAAAACAGATAAAAAGAGTTCGTGTTATATTTGGATTAATAACTTTGGAAAACACTGTCGATGACAGAGGTGAAGTTGCTGAGTTGCAGGAGTCTCCATTTATTTGGGAAATTGACAACCGTGATGCTTTCAAAATTATGGGTGCTCCCTTTGCTAAGTTAGCACAAATGAAGAGACTACCAGTGCAACACAACATTGTGCTAAACACAGATGAAAGAAAGTTACCTAATGGTAATTCATTTTATCTTCCTCTACCAAGCTTAGATGTATCAACTCAGGTTGCATTAACTGAGTCTGACCAAACAATGTTTGCCGACTTTGTTTCTTGGGTGCAGAATTACAATGAGTACATCATCAATGAGTGGAATGTAAAGACAGGCAGTAACATAACACAAGAAGATATGGATACTGTAGATGACTTCATTGATATAGATAATTCTGAAGAGGTAGCATAATGCACCATCCAGCAGAATTGGCGATTCATCAGTATCTTGAAGATGCAACTCATGGTAAAACTAAGATGAGTGATTCTACTATAGAACGTATAGGAGAAGAAATTAAAGATGCTTTGAAACGTCAATTTGCTGGTGGTAACAAACGAGAAGAGTTTAGATTTAGAATGTCTAATATAGGCAGACCTTCTTGCCAACTATGGTTTCAAAAAAATCATCCTGAAAAAGCATTACCTAAACCTACTACCTTCGTGATGAATATGATGTTAGGTGATATTGTTGAATCTGTATTTAAAGGTTTACTTAGTGAAGCAGGTGTAACATATAAAGATAATACAGAGGTAGAGCTTAAATTAGATAAAGATAGAACTATTAAAGGTACATATGATATTGTTATGAATGATGCAGTTGATGATATTAAATCAGCATCTGATTGGTCATATAGAAATAAGTTTGAATCATATGAAACATTAAAAGATGGTGATAGTTTTGGTTATGTTGGACAACTAGCGGGATACGCAAAAGCATCAGGACATAAGGTAGGTGGTTGGTGGGTTGTTAATAAAGCCAATGGTCAATTTAAGTATGTTCCAGCAAGTAATATGGACTTAGAAGAAGAACTTAATACTATAAAGAAAACTATTGCTACAGCAGAGCAGAAAGAATTTAAAAGATGTTTTGAGCCACAACCTGAGTTCTTTCGTAAAGTTCCTACAGGTAATGTTGTTCTTAATACAAACTGTAAATTCTGTGACTACAGAAACTCGTGCTTCCCTACATTAAGAGAACTACCTGCACAAATGTCTCAAGCCAAAGAACCAAAGATGGTTCAGTATGTTAGGTTAAAAGGCGAATAAGTGCAGTTATATCAAGTAAGTAAACAAGCTAGGAAGTATGGATATAGAAGTGGTTTAGAATATAAATTATCTTTATATCTAAAAAAAAATAAATGTGATTACTCTTATGAAAGTATTAAAATAGAGTGGGAAGATTTAGCCTATCGCAGTTATACTCCTGACTTTATATTGTACAACGGAATTATCATAGAAACTAAAGGTAGATTTTTAGCAGCAGATAGAAGAAAACATTTAGCTATAAAAAAACAACATCCTACTCTAGATATTAGATTTGTATTTACTAATAGTCGTTCTAGATTAAGTAAGGGAGCAAAGTCAACATATGCACAGTGGTGTATTAAATACGGCTTTAGATATTATGATAGAATAATACCAGAAGATTGGTTAAAAGAAAAAGGTAAAGATGAACACCCTAAAAGAATAAAGTTTACAGGAAGAAAGTTAAAAGGAGAAACAAAGTATGGCAAAAGACTCACGAACTACTAGTAAGACTGTGTTACCAGAAGATTTTATAATCAAGGTAAATCCTCATCTAAATAGTAAGGGCAAATGGAATGGTGGTATTGAATTAGCCATTATGCCTAATCTAGATAATCCATTAGATGATGATGATTACTATCAAGTAGAACATATATGTAAGATGCTATGCTCTACATTAAACTTTATGGAGATTGAGCCTACATTTAGAGATAAGATAAATGATTATGTAGTAAATGTATTTGACAAAGAACATAAAGATGACCATAAAGATAAAGAGATAAAAAAAACTTATGCAGATAATGTTATCAATGTAACTTTTGGAAAGTCTGATAAGTGCTAAGACATATGGAGTATATGAAAATGAGAAAAGACCAAGCTGATAAACAGTCTGATAATGTTCAAATGGAAGATATGGTTAATAGTCCTATTCACTACAACAAGGCTGGTATTGAAACTATAGATGCATTAGAAGCTATGTTAGTTGATGGTTTTGATTATTATCTACAAGGTAATATAGTTAAATACCTATGGAGATATAGATACAAAAATGGTGTAGAAGATTTAAAGAAAGCACAATGGTATCTTAATAAATTAATTGAGCATCACGATGATAAAAGTTAAAATAATATGCACTATATCTGTTGACCCTGATGAGTATGCTGTGCCTTCTGATGGGGATGTTACAGAAGACTTTGAGGAATACACAAGAGAATTTTTTTACGATATTGATGGAACAAAAATAACAAAACTAAAAGTAATTACGGAGACATAAATGTTAAGCAACTACCTACCAACAGACTATCAGAACTTTATAGCACTCTCTCGCTATGCAAGGTGGAGAGAAGATGACCAAAGAAGAGAGAATTGGGGTGAGACAGTCGATAGATATTTTGATTATATGGAAAATCATTTAAAGAAGAATTATAACTATACTATAACTAAAGCCTTAAAAGAAAAACTATCTACACAGATAATGAACTTAGGTGTTATGCCAAGTATGAGAGCCTTAATGACATCAGGACCTGCATTAGATAGATGTCATGTAGGTGGTTATAACTGTAGCTATATACCTGTAGATAGTCCTCGTAGCTTTGATGAATGTATGTATATACTTATGTGTGGAACAGGTGTTGGTTTCTCTGTAGAAAGAGAAAACGTAGACAAGTTACCTATCGTTAATGAGCATTTTGAAGATAGCACTACGGTCATACATGTCGCAGATAGTAGACCCGGATGGGCAAAAGCTTTGAGAGAACTTATTGCCATGCTCTATGTAGGACAAGTACCTACATGGGATACATCGCAAGTAAGACCTGCGGGTGCAAGACTAAAAACATTTGGTGGTAGAGCATCAGGACCTGCACCATTAGAAGAGTTATTTAGATTTTGTATATCTAAGTTTCAAGGTGCTAAAGGCAGAAGACTGTTTCCTATTGAGTGTCACGACTTAATGTGCAAGATAGGAGAGGTTGTAGTCGTAGGTGGAGTAAGACGTTCTGCTCTTATCTCATTGTCTAACTTAGGTGATGACCAAATGAGACATGCTAAGTCAGGTCAATGGTGGGAGAATGAAGGTCAAAGAGCATTAGCCAATAACTCTGTAGCATTTAAGGGTAAGCCTGAGATGGGTACATTCATGCGAGAGTGGACATCTTTATATGAATCTAAGTCAGGAGAACGTGGTATATTTAATAGACAAGCAGCTAAAGTAAAAGCATTAGAGAACGGTAGACGTAGTGCCGACCATTACTTTGGTTGTAATCCTTGTTCAGAGATTATACTTAGACCATATCAGTTTTGTAACTTAACTGAAGTAGTGGCACGTGTTACAGATACTGTAGATACATTAAAAGAAAAGGTTAGAATAGCTACTATACTTGGTACATTCCAATCTACACTTACAGACTTTAAATATTTACGTAAGGTATGGAAAGATAATACAGAGGAAGAAAGATTGTTAGGAGTTTCCCTAACTGGTATACTTGATTGTCCTATATTAAACAATACATACTATGAACTAGGAGATGTATTAGAGCAATTAAGATATGTAGCAGTAGAAACTAATAAGAAGATGGCTAAAGATTTAGGTATACCACAGTCAACTGCTATAACTTGTGTCAAACCTAGTGGTACAGTTAGTCAATTAGTTGACAGTGCTTCAGGTATTCATGCTAGACATAATGATTATTATATTAGAAC